GGCAATGTTTTGCATGACCACCCGTTCCATTTTGGAAAGGGAAAGGTCAATCTCTGATTTAACAGCAGCACTTAAACTGGGGTCCAAGCTGAGCTTACCATCATTAATCTGAAGCTTGAAGAAAGTTGCGTTCACGGGGAACAAACTTAACATCAACTTAGATGCCATGACGTTAACGCCTTTAGCGCCCATGGACTGCCAAGGAGTGGGTAGCTTCTGTCCATTAACAACACCCGTAGGTGTCAGTAGATAAGGAACAGAAAGGGCTGCACAATCCCTAGCAGTATCGAGAAAGATCGTTCTGTCGCTTGCCAGCTTTGAGTAACGACTTGCGGCAGATTGATTCTCCATGTTTATTTACCAATACTTAGGTTAGTCATTGAAGGGGTGATGCCCCCCGTGCTAAGGGGAATGGTCAAGCTAGAGGCGCCTTGACTGGCTTGACGCATTGATTCACGTTTTGATTTGGTGGGTTTCACCGTTGTTGGTTCAGTACTTGTTATGACTGGAGCAGGAGCCGGAGGTGGTGGTTCCGGGGCTTTGGGCATCTTAGGAGCAAGGCACATAATACTACGTTAGTTTAGATTTAAGGTAGCGGATCACCGCAATAGCGCCAGCCATACGGCCAGCTTCCCATGTAGTCATCTCATGGTCAGGGTAATCATCGGGATACATCCGATCTAGTTCCTCAATCAGGACAGTTAGATCAATGCGTCCTCCAACAACACTGGTCAAAGGAATGGTCTCAGCGTCAAAGTAAGCGTCAGCCATATTGTGGGAGGTCGTTGTTGGAAGCTTCAAAAAAGGCAGGCATTCGGGCCCGCTGGGTATCTTTTAATCCTGGGGCTTTACCTTTTTCGTAAAGGGAATCAGATTGAGCCAACCAAAAATCTTTATCAAGATACTTGTTTTCAGATTTACCAAGCCCATCAACTACCCATCCGACAGTCGCTCGGCGTAGTCGATTGAGGCTTGATGTGGACTTGAGGCCCAACTCGGAGCAGACCATCGAGTGGATGGCAACGTGGGTTTGCTCATCTCTACTGATGTCGGCTGCTGTGGTTCGGATTCCGACATCTCCGGTAAATCGGAAGAAGGGGAGGATGACAAAGAAGACACTGCGTTCAAGGATAGCGGCTTTTAGAAGTGGATGTTCAGGGGCATCCAACCATGCTTTAAGAATGTGCTTAGCTTCTGATTCAAACTTTTCATTTGAACCATGAGCAGCCACTACATAGTTAAGAGCCTGGTCATGCCTCTCTTCATCTAGTTGGTTAGACATAAGAGCTTCCCTAACACCGGGTGTATTGGGTAGTTCTTTTTCTAGTCCCTGTTGTAGGAACTCACGGACAGGCAGTTCAAGGTGACGTAGGCCTAAGGCACGATAGATCGCATCCTCAGAACCCTCAACGAGTTTCCCTTGTTGAACAGCAACAGGCGTCCACTTTCGCTTACGGGAAACGACTTGATCATAAGGTGAAAGTGTTTGTGTCATTATTCTCCACAGGGAATACAAGGTTTATTTTTAAGTTCAGCCTCTTCCTCAAAAGAAAAGAGATCTTTAAAGTCATCATCAAGAGCAGCCATGGCATCATCTTTTGATTGAGTGTCAGGCATCACTTGAAGGGAATAATAGAGGGAGGTTTGGGATGATGTCATCCAGTCCTCAAGGAACTTCTTGTCGTATGTAATCACATCACTCCAGCTATTAAAGGAGTACCCGTGAAAGAGCATCGTTACGCGGAACAACGAGACAAGACCATCGGCAACCCTTTTGTAATCAGCCCACCCTACCTCTGACGCGATTTCGCAATCAGGCGGGTACGCAAATGATTGCACTCCAAACGTCCCAGAATCGCGGTCAACGTTGCGGCTGATAGGAGGAGCCAACTCAGGGGTGGTAGTGTACCCCCGAAGATCAACATTGTTGTAACTACAAGAAGCGGTAGGAGCAATAGCAAAGGCCCTTTGCATACCTGCCTTACGAGCGATCTGTGCCGCCATCTCGATGGCCAAGGACAACTCGGATACAAGGAGGTAGGCGGGTGTGTGTATTGGTTGGTGTGATAGGTAAGCATCAATGGCTTCTCCAAAGTCTTTGTAAGTAACGTTGTTTTGACATAGGAAGTTAGCCAAGCCAAGAATACCCAAACCTACTTGCCGATCCATATCAGGCGAAAGGTACTCACCCGTATCACCAACACCAGTTCTGGCGTGAAGTTCCACAAGAGATGTCATTCCCTCTACGAAAGCAGGAGCTAGGTCCTTGAGGTGACAAGCACCAAGGTTGATATGCTGAAGTAGACAAGTACCACGGCTAGGAAGATAAACTTCAAGGCAGACATTTCCATAAATTCTATTACCGTTCGCGTCATAACGAATCTTGTTAAGCCAGATGTCCCCTTTCTTAATGCCCTCAAGGGTGGCTTCAATTAACTCAGGGGAAGCAACATCAAAAAAGTTTATGTCAACATTCAGGCATCGCTTGACCCAAGAAAGGTCAGAACGAGAGGCGGTAATAAACTCAATGGCATCAGGGTGGGTATAATCAAGGTGGCATACCACGGCACCATTCTTGTAGATGCCACCACGTCTTAGGATTTCATTGAGCGTTGAATAGATGCGGGCAAACGAGACAGGACCTGACGCCACGAGGCCCTTACCGTTTTGGCTTCCCCGCTCACGGAGTTTAGAAAGGTGGACAGCAACTCCTGCTCCATTACGAAGGGCATGGGAAACGAATCTCCAACTGGCTTCGATTCCATCAGGTCCCTCCATCTCATCTTCAACAACAAACACAGTGCAAGACACCGGCAGGCGGGATTCTGGATTATCCATCCAGCTTTGGACACGTCCTGTGCGGGCAATACGAGAGGCAGTCATAAAAGGTCTTCAAGAAATGGAGGTTGGTAGTTGGGCCCCTTGAGTATCTTACCATCTTCGCGGCGGAGGGGCTTCCCGTCTACGAACTTGCTCATGTTGGACTCAAAGACCCGCTTGAGGGCAATGTCTAGGTTCCAGTTACGAGCAACAGCATATTGATAACAAACAAAAACAAGATCAGCCAACTCCTTTAAGGTATGTAGCTTGTCTTCATCAGTATCTTCATTAATGTGAGCTTCAAGAAGTTCATTAAATTCCTCTCGTATGAGAGTCATTTGCATCTCTTGAACCTGTTCATCATTTGGATCAATGGATTGTTCAGCAGCAAGGCGGAAGACAAATGCTTGCTCAATAAGATGTTCAGGAGTTGTTGTCATCGGTTACGTTCATATTGAAGAGCTAGGATTTTCCGTTCAACATAAGCTTTAACTTTAAACCAATCATCTAGTTCAGATTCTTGTTCCTTACGTCCAGCACGACATACATACTTAATCACATTACCTGATAAGAAATCAAGACCTTGATCAACAATGAAATCCCAAACTTGAATGCGTCCTTGTTGGTAATGCTTAGGGCTTGCCTTGGAATAGGTCACGGTAGGCTGGGTTGTTTCGGATGTTTCGGAGTTGTCGGTCTCGTAGAAATCGTCCCACTGGTCCCGGTCGTAACGATTGTTTGTCATACCAGAATTGGAGTTTAAATAAGATGCGATACCTGTATAGTCTGAGGTTGATAAATTGTTCACGTATCTTAAGCCAAAGATAAGGTGGGAGGTTTGGTTCAAGGAGATAAACAACAGCCAACACTAGGCCAAGGTCTAATCCAATGAGGGAGGGGTCCATAGGATTGGTTCCTTGGTGGTAGAGTTGTATTCACCTGGCCGCAGGATACGAGCCAGACGGGCATTACGCAGTGCATCTTCCTCTGTTTGCCCTGCCTTTTGATAAGCCATGAGGATAGCTTTCCATGGATCCTTTGCATTGTCTAGGATCTTCTTAGCACCAACTGAACCAATGCCAGGAACACCCTTGTATCCATCTACTGGATCACCAGTAAGACACTGTGTCCAAAACCAGTAGTCTGCTTCCTCTTTGGTAACCGTAAACTCATCTTCCCCATTAAACAATCGGCAAGCAATTTGCTTCATGTCTTTGTCAGGACTAACAAGGATGAAGTCCCTTGGGTCTAGGTGGCATTCAATACCAAGAGCATCATCGGCTTCTACATTCTTGTAGCGCACGACTTTGTACTGCTTGGTACACCAATCTAGGAGGCGTCTGTACCCCACAGGTTTTCTTTTAGTGCGTTTTCCCTTGTAGTTGGGACATACAGTTTTACGGAAGTTGTTGATGTCAGAGAAGTAGAGGGTAATGTTGGTGGTATCAAATCGCTTTCGGAGATTGGTGAGTTCTCCTTCAAAGATGTCAAGGACAACTCGGAAGTTACTGGCAATGGTG